GAATCTGCTTTCTATTGCTTAAAATTTGCAAAAATTATTCTATCTCTCGAAGAGAAGATTGAAGAAGCACTTGACATTCTCGACACCAAGTACAAATCTCTATCGGAGATAGCTGAGAAGCCTATTTTCTTTGATTCTGTTGAAATCAGACAGGTGATCTTCGAGATTAACTCTGCCAGGCAGATGATCCTCTACATCGCAAACAACCTTTCAAATCTGGAGTCTCTCGACCTTGACACCTTCAAGTCAGCCGAAAAAGAAGAAATCGGGGAATAGCTTAAAGCTGTACTTCCACGCTGGGACTCACGATGCAATCGTAAAGTTTCAAACTGAGGGTGATCCTAGGACTAGAGAGATCATCTACATCTCAGAGATTCTGCCTGCCTTTGAGAAACTTGTTGAGAATCTGTTCTTCATACACAGTTTCTCTGCTGGTCTGCCTGTTACAGATGACATAAAGACAGACTGCATCACGTTTCTCTATGAAACTCTTAAGAAGTTTGACGCTTCAAGAGGGTCAAAGGCGTTCTCGTATTTCAACGTTGTCGCAAAAAACTGGATCATTGTTAAGACTCGCCAGCGAGCTAAGAACAATAGGAAGCACGTCAACATAGACGACAAGAATGCTGTCTCTGAGACCGAGATGTATGAGTTCGATCCGTCGCTCCAGAAGGCGGACCAGCTAGAGATTCTTTCAAAATCAGAACTCTCTCAAAACATAAGAAACGTCCTGCAGCAGATTAGATCTCGACTTGTTCATGATCACGAGATCGTATGTCTCGACGCAATTCAGCAGCTCTTTGATCAAGCTGAAGATATTGACATCTTCAATAAGCGTGCAATATTTGTCTACGTTCGGGACATGACCAACGTCACGCAGAAGCAGCTATCGTCTGCTGTCTCTATTATTAAGAAGCACTATAGAGACATAGTTTCAAAGGGAGGACTGTCTTGATGGCAAAAAAAGACCTAACAGATGTTGCAAAATCGCTCGAAGCACTTGACGAGAAAGATCGCAAGATTCTTGGATTTAGACAGCTTCTTGAGTCAATTGAGACGATAGACGAGAAGAAGAAGACTCTCTGGAAGGAGATCTACGAGAACGCTCTTCAAGACAGAGAGTCAGCTTCAGTGCTTTTTACAGATGTCTGGATGCAGATTAGAGGCAATGCTGCAAATCACAACTTGCTCGGACCTGTTGCTGCCAAGTACATCGAGAGGATGAGCAGAGCAAACGATCAGATCATAAAACTCGCGGAGATGATCACCGCCGAGGACAATAAGTCGATCAACACTGACGACGTCTTTAGCATGATAGGTGGTAACTAGTGGCAGATAGAGCGATAGAGGAGATTGTCTACGAGATCATGAGAGACATGACTCTCTTTAGATCTGTTGTTGTCACGGACTACCTAGAGAATCCTCAGAGCCTGACAAGTGAACAACTCCAGATCCTCGAAGGGACGTCTACGTTTCCTGCATCGATGATCAAGAAGTCACCTCGAGGTACTGTCATCGGTCAAGAAGACAACAATCCGAGGCGCTTATACTATCCTTTCTTTTCTAGTCACATCTCACTTCCTGTCAAGCCTTCGGAAAAAGTTTGGGCTTTTGAGACCAAAGAGGGAATATCTTACTGGCTTTCTAGGAAAGTCTCAGATTTTGGGTACGAAGACGCGTGTTTCACACGAACTTCAAACTCCAACGTGGCTCAAATTCCTACATCTTCACCGTCTCCTTCGACAGCTTTTCTAGGAAGTCAATCTACTGATTTAACCGGTAGACAGACACAGTCCATGGGTCTTCCTGACGATCTTACGCAGAATAATCTGCCTGCAGGACTGACCTACAATCAGATAGAATCTCAGGCCGTGGCATCCAAAGATGTCGTTCTTGAGCCAGTTCCTGTTGTACCATCGCTCTGTAATGAGCTCACTTTACAAGGTAGCAACAACGCTGTTGTAACTCTTGGAACAGGATTTGACGGCTCGAGAGATGCAAATCATGGATTTGTCGATATCTCTACTGGGCGAGGCCGAGGTGGCACTGATCTAAACAGCGTCTTTGTTACCACAGACTCGAGAACCAACAGAGAGATCGCAAGTAGAGAGAACTTAAATCCAAGAGAAGGATCTGTCGACGTCTCAACAGACGCAAGTAGAATACTTGTAACAACTCAGTCTCTACCTTCTGGAACAGTTGCAAGTTCACAGTCTCCCAGTATCGTCCAGAAGTCAGACAAGATACGGATCATTGCTAGGCAGGACGTTGCCATCACAGTCGAGGGATCGTCGGGAGCATCTGTTGTGGTAAACAGCAACGGTGACATCTACTTAACACCGTCAGCATCTGGCAAGGTGTATCTAAGCGGCCCTGAGAGTGATCAGGCTTATTTGCGGTATGATGACCTTAGAGAAGTAGTCAATGGAATTGAAGGAATTCTTAATTCGTTAATCGCGTCAATTAATCTGATAACTCAGGCGACTCCTGGAGCTACAGCGATCGCCACCCCCGACATCGCCGGCGCGATTGTTGATGATTTTACTAAAATTGAAAATGCAATGATCTCAATCAAGTCTGAAAAGATTCTCGGTAGCTAGTTCGACTTCAACTTGACTAGTCCCATAAGTAACACAGTGGCTAGAAACTTTAGGTCAACTGGTCGGCAGTTCTCAGTACCGCCGCCCGCAAGCTTCCAGGTCCCAATCATTCCGGTTGGTATCAAGACTCCGATGAGCTTCGGAGGAAACAGCGTATCAACTCCCTTTGAGATGAACACTAAGCTCGAAGACCAGATCGGAGACAACCTTAAAAACCTGATCTTGTCTAACCACGGCGAGCGGCTCGGTCTCTACGACTTTGGTGCAAACCTACAGGAGCTTCTAACAGAGGCGATTCCAACAGAGAACTTAGTTCAGGCAGTCGAAGACAGGATCAAGAGAGCTGTATCAAAGTTTATGCCCGGTCTAGAGCTTAACAGTGTCTCTATGATCACCAATAGATCTCCTGCAAAAGCTCTGGCATCTTTTAGCTTTGTAGTCGCGTACTCATACAGTCAAGCTGGAATTAGTAATAGAAAAATACAGATCAATCTTACGGTGGCAGGATGACAATAAGCAGCAATAGAAAAAAGCCGGTTTTGCAGAAAGATAGAGACTATCTTAACAGAGACTTTTCTTCGCTCCGGCAGGAGCTGGTAAGCTACGCATCTTTCTACTATTCAGACTACATAAAAGACTTCACGGAACCCTCTGTTGCATCGATGTTTGTCGATCTCGCAGCTTATGCGACAGATATCACGAACTTTTACTTAGACTATCAGTTTAAAGAGCTTAATCTAGAGACAGCCAAGGACTCTGCAAACATTCAGAGGCTGGTTAGACAGGCGGGATACAAGATACGTGGAGCGTCACCTGCCTTTTGCAACGTTGACTTCTACATTTCGATCCCATCGCAGGTGCTACCTGATGGAACCTATGAACCTAGAAGGACCTACCTGCCTGTCATAAAATCAGGAACTTCAGTTCAGTCGGACTCTGGTGTTGTTTTTGAACTATCCGAAGATCTTGATTTTTCAAAATTAGGATCTGATGGTAAGCTAGTTACAGAGTACAGAGTTCTCGAGAGAAACCCCGATACGACGCCGAAGACTTTTGCTCTGAGATTGTCTGGAATTTGCACATCTGGAAGAACCTACAGTGAGAGCTTTAACGTTTCGGGGCGAACGCCTTTCTTGCGAGTTTCTCTTGCGCAGCCTAACACCATTGAGATCTTGTCTGTCGCTGATACGAATGGAAACACATACTACGAAGTTGAATCTCTAACTCACGACACAGTCTACACCAGAGATTCAAACCTGTTTGACGACAGCGATCAAGTAGAGGATTCTCTTGGAGTCGTTAGTGCTCCTTACAGATTTATCACAACTACTGACCTCAATGGGTCTCAAACTACGCTGACATTTGGCGCTGGAACAGCTCAGTCTTTAGACGCAGATGTAATTGCTGATCCTGCAGATTTCTCTCTTCCGCTTTTTGGAGACAGAAAAACTTTCTCATACACTGCAATCGATCCAAATGAGCTCTTAAGCACCAGGACGCTTGGCGTCGCTCCCGAGAATACAGTTCTTTTAGTAAGGTACAGGGCTGGTGGAGGACTTAATAACAACGTCCCATCTCAAACACTCAGGAATGTCTTGTCTTTGCAGACTCAGTTCTCTGCTGTTGTGCCTCCCACTATTGTTGCAGCTTCAAGAGCGAGTGTAACCTGTAACAACACCTCAGCTGCTTTCGGCGGAACAGATGCTCCAACCATCGATGAGATTCGTTCTCTAGCTATACTCTACAGAAACTCTCAGTCGAGAATTGTAAGCAAGGAAGATCTCATTGCTAGGATCTACAGCATGCCAACAAATTTTGGAAGGATATTCAGAGTTGGCATATCTACAAACCCTGTCAATCCGCTGTCT